AGGATCCAGAGCAAGCGCAAATGATGAATCAAGAAATGCAAATGACTGTTGAGCAGTTCTCATCGCCCGTCTTGGCACAGCTAACCTCCGACTTGCTCCAAAGCATTGGACAAGGCGATGAAGAGGATCCGCTTGTTGCGATCAGACAAAGAGAATTAGAACTGCGAGACAAAGAGATAGATCTCGATCAGGCAAATTTTGAAAGTAAGCAGCAAGCGCGATCACAAGAGAAACTGCTTGAGGCAGAGTTGGCTAAACAACGAATAGACAATTCTAAGTCTATAGCAGACGACAAGTTAGATGTCGCTCTGAGAAGATTACAACAAAACGCAGATCTCAAACTGATGGAGATCCAGCAACGTAGCGGAGGAAGGCAATGAGCATAAGTTATAAGAAAGAGGCAATCGAAGCCTTGCGCGCAGCCAAGCGATTGGCAAGAGCGGCAGAGCGATCTGCGCTTGAGGCTGCTGAAATCGAAAAGGCAGCAAAAAAAATGGCGAGTGATGCCCGGATAGCAGAAAAAATGTCGCGCATTTTAGGTGAAACAGACGGCGTAGCTACCCCTGCTTCAGAGGCGGTTCCAGAGCCGGAGCCAGAGCCGGAGCCAGAACTAGAACCTATTGTTGAAGAAAAACCAGCAGCGAAGAAAAAGGCTGCGCCGAAAAAAAAGGCGAAAGCCAAAAAAAGTTAAGGAGTATCATGTGCCATTAAAAAAAGGAAAAAGCCAGAAGGCCGTTAGCGATAACATCAAGATGCTGAAGAAAGAGGGGCGTCCACAAAAACAAGCCGTAGCCATAGCAATGAAAACTGCTAAAGGCATGAGTCAAGGCGGTATCGTTAAGCGCGTCAAGAAAACAGTTCGCGGGGGCGGTGCCGCAACCAAGGGTTTGAACTTCTACGATATTGAATGATGGATGACGTTGATTTGGCTGAACGCCTTCGGCGGCTCATCGCTGAACAAAAAAAACAAATCTCCGACACCATGATGGATGGTTTGTTGAAAGATGTAGAACATTACAGAAACTTGCAAGGTCAAATACACACGTTAAACTTGGTCGAACTAGAAATCTCACAACACTTCAAGGAAGGTAGATGACACTCAGTTTGAAAGATGCGTTCGTAAGTCCAGAAGAGCGCGTGTTTGATCCGACCAAGCTGCCTGAGTCTGTTTTAGAAAGACTCCCAGAGCCAACTGGATGGAGGATGTTGGTCATCCCCTACATGGCAGAAAATAAATCCAAAGGAGGAATCGCACTCACTACGCAAACCATGGAGCGCGAAAATTTAGCGACAACGGTTTGTGCTGTTCTGAAAATGGGGCCGCTCTGCTTTAACGACGTAGAAAAGTATGGGCCAGATCCTTGGTGTAAAGTCGGAGATTGGGTGTTGATTGGCCGCTACGCGGGTTCGCGGTTTAAGTTGGAAGACGGCGAAGAAGTAAGAATTATCAACGACGATGAGATTAACGCAACAATTCTTGAGCCAACCGACATTAGGACTTACTTATGATTGAGAACCAGCAGAAGTTTGAAGAAGAAGAAATCGCGATCGAGGTAGATGCGAGCGAAGAATCCTCTCCCCAGGCAGATGAGGATGAGCTAGAGCGTTACACCAAAGGCGTATCAAAGCGAATTAACAAGCTCAATCAAAAGACCAAAATGGCAGAAGACAGAGCTCGCCATTTTGAAATGTTGACGCAGCAGAAAGATCAAGAGTTGCAGCGATATCGTGAGATGTATGCTCAGTCCGCACAGTCAGCTTTGGATGCTGAAGAAGAGAAGCTCAAAACTCAAGAAGCTCAAGTGGATGACATTTACCGGAAAGCGGTTCAAAGCTCTGATCCTGATTTGATGTCGAAGGCGGACACACTCAAAAACGACATCGCGATTAAAAAAGAAAAACTACGGTCTGCAAAAAACCGTCCTGTCCCTCAGCCGCAAGAATCTTTGCAGCCTCAATATGAAGCGGCACCACAGCCGCAAGCGCAAACTGAAATACAGCCTAGCTCTGAGGCTTTGGAGTGGCATAGCAAAAACAGTTGGTACGGAGACCAGAGTAAAACGGAGAACGTAGAAGCTACGCAGTATGCGTACTTCACGCACTATAACCTCATCAATGAAGGTTACGAACCAGATTCCGATGACTATTACAATGAGCTAGATACAAGGGTAAAAAGAGTTTATCCTAATCTCAGTTCTGAAGAGTCTTCAGAAGTAGTCGAACGAAAAACTGCTAGACCCCCTGTGCAAAGAGTCAGTAGTTCCTCTTCAGGAGGTCGGCAAAAAACACAAGGTACTGAAAAAGGCGTTAAGTTCAAAGAATCTGAGCTTGAGAGACTCAAAAAATTGAAACCGCACAATATGTCGGATGAAAAATGGTTGCAGATGTTAGCCAAAGAAAAACAAAAAATTCAAGCAAGAGAGGCATCATGAGTCAGAAACACCAGAACCGCGCCAGCCGTGAAAGCCAAACCCACGATAAACAAGCTAGGCGACAAGAATGGCGACCAAGGCGAAAGTTAGATGCTCCACCAGCGCGTGACGGATTTGTTCAACGTTGGATCAGAGAATCTATGCTCGGCCAAGAAGACAGATCTAATGTGGCTTCCCGGATCCGCGAGGGATGGGAATTGAAAAAGCCAGAGGATCTGCCAGATGGTTGGGACTTCCCAACTCTTGAGTCTGGGAAACACGCTGGAGTCGTTTATAGTGACGGACTGTTGCTTGCGGAGATACCAGAAGAAATCGTACAACAAAGAAACGATTACTACGAACGTAAAAACGCCGATGCTCAAAACGCGCTGGACAACACCATGTTTAACGAAATGAGAAACGACGGTAGATATGTTAAGTATGATCCTCAACGCGACACCCGCGTAACATTTGGCAAAAAGTAAGAGGACTAAATTATGGCTAATAAGGATGCCGCATTTGGTTTGATACCCGCTCGTATGATGGGGGGCGCTCCTTACTCTGGAGGTCAAAGCCGTTACCGTATCGCTTCCAATCAGAGTGGTGCTATATTCCAAGGAGACTTGGTGAAGCAACTCACTGGTGGTACGGTTTCTCGCGCCGCAGCCTCTAGCACCGTTCCGGTGGTAGGAGTTTTCAACGGAGTTCAGTACACCGACCCAACATCAAAAGAAGTGGTTTTCAAAAACCATTATCCCGGTTCGATAGTAGCAAGTGATATCATCGCATTTATCATTGACGATCCTAATGTAGTGTTTGAGATCCAAGCTGACGACACCTTCCCCGTAGCTGATTTGTTCGGCAATTTCGACATTGTAGACCAATCAACAACTGGGGATACCGCTTCTGGAAGATCTAACATGGAATTAGACGTAACTACTGGTGCAACAACCACTACGTTACCGCTAAAAGCTATTGATATCTCTCAGGATCCCGATAACGACGACGTTGCGAGTGCCAACACTAATGTCATGGTTGTAATTCAGAACCATATCATGGGTGTCAAAGGCGCTGGCCTAGCTTAGTAGGAGGCTAAAAAATGGCTATTTCAAGAGCACAATTAGCCAAAGAGCTTGAGCCAGGGCTTAATGCACTCTTTGGTCAATCGTATGATCAGTATGATCGCGAATACGAAGAAATCTACGCGATGGAAGACAGTCAAAGAGCTTTTGAAGAAGAAGTTCTGATCACTGGTTTCGGAGCGGCTCCGACCAAAACTGAAGGTCAGGGTGTATCGTTTGATACCGCTAGTGAAGGTTTCACTGCTCGGTATACCCACGATACAATATCGTTGGCTTTTTCGCTCACCGAGGAAGCGCAAGAAGATAATTTGTATGACTCGTTGGGTAAGAGATATGTTCGTGCTTTGGCACGATCCATGGCTCACACGAAAGAGGTGAAGGGAGCAGACGTTCTAAACAACGCTTTTTCAAGCTCTTTCACTGGGGGCGATGGCGTATCTTTGATCAACACTGCTCACCCGCTTGCGGGTGGTGGCACGTTGGCCAACAGAGCCACAACCATGGCTGACCTAAATGAGACCTCGTTAGAAGATAATCTTATCGACATCAGTACTTTTACTGATGATCGAGGCTTGACTATCTCTGTGCGAGCAACAAAATTAGTTGTACCACCACAACTGGTTTTTGTTGCTGACCGAATCTTGAATTCTCCAGCACGATCCGGCACCGCAGATAACGATCTCAACGCCATCAAGAACACAGGTGTTCTTCCCGGCGGTTATACGGTCAACCACTACCTTAATGACCCAGATGCTTACTTCATTCTCACTACGGTGACTGAAGCTGGCGAGGGGCTGAAGATGTTCCAGCGTACTCCGATGGAAACCAGCATGGAGCCTGACTTTACAACAGGTAACATTCGTTATAAGGCGCGTGAGCGCTATAGTTTTGGCTTTTCTGACCCAAGGGGAATTTTCGGTTCCCAAGGGGCGTAAAGCTCAAGCTACGGAAAGAGGGCTTCGGCCCTCTTTTTTTGTGCCTACCCATAAGCTAAACTCAAACGGTCTATGGTGATCAGATAGGCTGATCACTGGTTCAAAGGAGAACTGTATGACTACTCATTTTACTTCGGGCGTTACTAACGTCGCGGGAACAAGCACTTTAGGTAAGCTGAAGATGCCAGCCCCCGCAAAATACCATGTCTATCACAACGATTTTGACACCTATCTAGCGTCGGATTGGACTATCACCACCACCGAGGGCGGTTCCGGCAACGCATCAGAGGCTCTGGGCGATGGCGACGGCGGTTTGCTGGTGATCACGAACGATGATGCAGATAACGATAACGATTTTCTCCAACTGGTTAAGGAGGGGTTTAAGTTTGAGTCTGGTAAGCAATTAGCTTTCAACGCTCGTTTTAAAACTTCTGATGCAGATGCGAGTGATGTCGTAATTGGATTACAAATCACAGATACCTCACCCTTAGATGTCTCTGATGGCATTTTTTTCTTGCTCACTGACGGCAGCACAACTCTACAATTCATCGTTGAAAAAGACGGCACACAAAGCACGTTGGATCTTCCAACGGCGATGGCCGACGACACTTTCATGACTGTTGGCTTCGTCTTCGATCCCCGCGATCAGACATTCCACGTTTATCAAAACAACGCAGAAGTCGGCACTGTGGTTTCAACCAATGCCCCAGACGATGAGGATTTGACAGTCAGCTTCGGAATCCAAAATGGTGCCGCTGCTGCGAAAGTGATGACAGTCGATTACATCACCGCAATGAAAGAGCGGACTGCTAATACAGAACTTTAGGGGGTGACGTATGGCTGATGCAGTTGCAACACAAACCATCCAAGATGGTGAAAGAAACGCTGTCCTTCGCTTCACTAACGTAAGCGACGGAACGGGCGAGAGCAACGTTGTCAAAGTAGATGTGTCAGCACTTGCAAAAAATGCAAGAGGTCAAAGTTGCACAGAGGTTCATATACAACGAATCTATTGGGCAACGGTTGGTATGTCGGTCAAATTAGATTTTGATGCGTCAACGAATGTTTTGGCAATCGGTTTGCCAGCAGATTCGACGGGAGATGAGTATTACGACTCATTCTCTGCCATACCCAACAACGCTGGTTCTGGCAAAACAGGAGATATCTTGTTCAGTACGACCGGGCATAGTTCGGGCGACACTTACATGATTATCTTAGAATTGCTGAAGCGGTATGACTAATGGCTGACACAAAAGATGTGAAGCGAACTAAGTCAGGAAGGCTCGTTTACCGCGGCGAGTCCTTTCCTGGCTATAACAAGCAAGTGCGTACCTCTGGTGAAAATAAAAAATTTAAGGTGCTTGCGAAAAAGGGTGATCAAGTAAAAATTGTAAGATACGGCGATCCCAACATGGAGATCAAGCGTGATAATCCAGAGCGTCGCCGCAACTTTCGGGCCAGGCACAACTGCGATGCAGTGCAAAAAAAGAAGGACGTATTCGCAGCGAGTTATTGGTCATGCCGCAACTGGTGATGTAAATGGCAGAACGAAGACTCATAGAAGCTCCTACCATACTGCCCGGAGGCGGTCTTTTTGACCCAACGCCACGATTTAGAAATACCGACGCAGATCGTGCGGCGGCAGAATATCGCTTCTCAAACCCGTATGCAGATCTACAAGACTTTCTTTTAGAGCAGCCTGTTTTTGACCGTGACCCAATCCGACAGCCTAGTGTCACTACTGGGTTGACGCGGTTAGATCGGCCCGATTTTTCTGAAGGTGACATCAAACAAAGATTTACAGATGTCTTTGAGCGACAACGAGCAATAGAAAAAGCTCAAGAGGACGCTAGAGCAAAGGCGATAAGCGACTTACGAGATGAACTCGCAAAAGAAACCGCAAGCGCTGCTGATGCAGCGGCTCAATCTCGATCGGAGTTGACCCAAACTTTAGAGGGGCGGATTGCTGAGGCGAGAGAAGCAGCATCTCAAGAAATCGCTGACCAAGGCACAGTCATTGAGGATTTACAGGGCAGAATCGGTTCTTTGACACAAGATTTGGGCGGAATTTCAAAAACCATCTCTGAGGAACAAGCAAAGCTATCGGCTGAGTTGAGAGAAAGCCAAAAGGGCGCAGTCGATCTTGTTCAAGGGAGAATAGACGGGCTAACTGATGAATTGAAAGCCGTTTCGGACTCTGTTGGTGAAGAAGCAGTAGAAACTACGAACAATCTGCGTAATGAAAGAGAGCAGATCGTAGGAAATCTTGAAAGCCAGATAACCGCTCTTAAAGATCAAGTAGACACGCTCCCAGTAGATCAGATTCAAGCGCGGATCGCAGAGATTTCAGAACAGTCGGAAAACTTCGTTGCATCAGCCTCAGAGGCACGCGCAGCACTAGCACAACAAATCGCAGCGTTAGAAGAACAAGGCGTGACGCAAGAGGACTTGTCGGCGGCTTTGTCTGGTAGAGCCTCGCTAGAAGACATTGAGCGTTTACAGGATGCTTTGTCTGGTAGAGCTTCGCTAGAAGACATTGAGCGTTTAGAGGATGCTTTGTCTGGTAGAGCTTCGCTAGAAGACATTGCGCGTTTACAGGATGCTTTGTCTGGTAGAGCGACAGTAGAAGATTTAGAAAAGTTCCGAGGCGACTACCAAGCCACTGGCCGACTGGTTGAAGAAGCGTTGCAAACTGGACAAAAACAAAGACAAGGGTTGCAAGAAAGAATCCAAGCCTTGCAAGAGGCCCAATTAGATCCCGCAAATATCCAGCAAGAGCGACAGACAGCAATCACTACGGCTCTGGATCCGATACAGGCTCAGTTACAACAAATCCAAGGGTCAATACCGCAGCAAATAGACGTTGAAGCGCTGCGTCAACAAATTACTGCCGACATCTTGGGGCAGATACCACAAGGCGGCGGTGGTGTGCCATCGACAGGAGGCGGCGTAGGCTCCAACCTCGCTGCTGATATGAATGTGAGTGACGGCGTTGCGGACGCAATGGGTTACTTTGAAGAGCCGGAGAGAAACATATACGGAACCATGCCAACCACTGAGGGTGCGGCAGAGATGGGCGCAACCCCATACGTCGATCCTGTGGTTGCTGCTGCCGCAACTCCAGCAACGACTTCACAGCAAACGGCTATGGCACCGCCCCCTGCTGTCACAGGTGGAGTGGCTGCGATCAATCCTGCTGCGACTCAAGCTGCGCAAGCAGCAGTCGTAGCGGCTAATCAAGTCCCACCAGCGATAGTGCAGCAAGCACCAGTAATACAACAACCAGTAGTGCAACCACCATCGCGATTCACTCCCAGAGTTGGATTGCAGCAATACGGGAGGCGTAGATGATGCCAAAAGAAAAAATAGAAAAAGTAGCTAAGGCTCTCAAAAAGGCGAGTAACACTCACGCAAAACAAGCTAAAACTTTGGAGTCCATTAAGTTGAAAAAAGGTGGCAGCGCAAAAAAAGACAACATCCCAGACAACGTAGCGAATCCCAGCCTATATCGAAAAGCGAAAGCCAAAGCGAAAGCTAAATTCGACGTATACCCTAGTGCTTACGCAAATTCTTATATGGTTTCTCAATATAAGAAGATGGGAGG